CAACAGGGGCGGCACTCATTCACGTGAAGTCGCCCAGTGGCTGTATGACACTCCCGACGTCCATACTCGATTAGATCACGGAGACGTGGCGTTACCTGGCAATTTAAGCGTCAACATTCTGGACATATACGCGGCACCTATTTGCGGGGTCGCTTCTATAACTGCAGCAGCAGGCCGTAAGATCATACCCAGGGACTTATTGGCTCTGGCTGGCACTAAGAAGAAAGAGAAAGAGATTTATGTTTACGAAGACATAATGGAGAGAATCGGCACAGATGAGTATCTAGGCCATTTTGCCCATTCATTGTCGGTGAACTTAATGATCATAGCGGAGCATGGCATACTCGTCAAGGACGGTCGGTATGCCAAGTGGGTCATATTGAGACACATAGGTAATGGGGCTGACAAGGCATATCATTACCAAATTGTGGCGAGCGCTAGTGGAACTGCAAACCACATGTATTTAACCGGTGAGCATGAACGAACCGTGTTTGGATATGAGGTGCTCGGATTTTCAAAGTCTGTTAGGTTTGAGAAGCCTATGACTATGAAGAGCAATGATGACGGACGCACATATGTGAACCAGAGGGAGGAGATGCGCCATCAAAGCATGTATCAGGAAGTGGAAGCGAGCACATACCTGACCGTTCTCGGTGAACGGTTTCAGGTGCCATTCACATCGCAGAGATATCTCATCAACGCGACGAAAGCACACGCAATTTATCCCGAATTGCAAGTATGCGCTTCCAGGAGAGGTGACCTATCCGGGGTCCTTTTAGGGCTCGAATCAGGCCGGGAACTGAACCAAATGTCAGGCGGAGCAGAAATAGACGCTATGACACGGCACGCGATGATCAAGCTTGCCGAAACGGTTCGGACTATAACCGATTACGCACCACCGTACTCGACCAAAGGATTAATGGTCGTCAGTATGCCGTCATGCACCGCAACCATAAAGAACCTCGATATCATCGAGGCTAATCAGGAAGCGGGTGTTAAAGGTGGGGGGTCAACCAATTACATCACTAAAGTGCGTCGTTTGTTGAAGAACGAGGTGCCGGGTGACAATGAGGGAAGGACGGTTCAACCAGTTGAATCAGTAGTGGCAATAGCACAAATCGGGGTGCCAATGTCAGGGCCTAACCCATTATCGCTCGGTCTCGTCTCAATAACAGACAAGGACGGGCTTTTTGCAGCGTTCGGTGGACGGGCAATGAGTAAGAGTGACGACGTGGAGCACGGTTTGAAGACAGAGTTTCTGGCGCATGCCAAAGCTTTCCTCGAGCCATTCATAGAGTCAGTCGATCTCAGGCCGTTCAAGGTGCAAGAGGTTACCGAAGCGTTTGCTCGAATAAAGAAGAAGAGCAAAACGTCCGAATTTATTCGGGTATCTATCGAGAACTACGATCGATATAAGACAGGCAAGATGACGGTTAAACAAGAGAGGAAGTATAAACGTCATGGCCTGTTTAATAAGTTCGAATCAAATGTGAAATTGATTCGAAACAAGGAAGGGGTGTTAAAAGCGAGCGTCAGGCCGAGAGGTATAATGACGATGGCTGATTTAATGTCCATGGAGACCGTGCAAATGGTCGATTTGATATCGTGTTGGAACGATGGCACCTTTTCACAATTCCAGGTCAAACACATGGACCAGGCTTCTATGACCAAAATCGTGGAGGACATGCAGAGCCGGGCGCATATGGTCACAGACTATAGCGCGTTCGAGATGTCCATTCGTGATTGGGTCCGGGAGTTGGAATTCTACGTCATGAAGAAATTGGCGAAGAAGGCGGGTGCTGGGTTCCTTTTGGGAGCGATAAAGCGTTGGGGAATGGAGAAATATCGTGAGCTAGTCACGGAATTTTTTACTGCTAACATTGGAAGCAGGTGTAGTGGAGACTACATGACAAGTTTTGGGAACGGCATATCTGGTGTTTGTTTGATGGAGTTCTGCCATCACAAACGCGGGATAAAGACCCCTTTCGCTATGACAGCGGAGGGGGACGACGCTGTCATTCAGCGAGAAGTTCCCAATCCTGAGCTCCTAAATAATTTAGGATTCGATTTTTCCGTGGCGATTTCCGGAACCCAAGCAGGAGACACAGATTTTTTACAAAATCGGTGGATGAATGGGAAACGCCTTTTATCCGTCGGACGCGCCCAGAGCGTCTGGTGGGTCAAGAGAGGAGCAGTCCTCAAGAAATCGAAGCAACTCTATTTACTGCGCATCAAAGCGTTGTCATTGTGGCACGCTTCCCCTGGCCATCCAGTCATATGGGCCATGGTCAAACGCATTGAGCGTGAGACCAGGGGTAAGATGCGCTTTAAAGGAGCTCGAACGTTTATGGACAATTGGAAAACCATAGACTACTCAGGAAATTTCCCTGATATTAGCGTTGATGAATCAATGCGCGGCCCGGTTGCCCGGGGCGCGATAGGCTTTCCACCTATCTCAGTGCAGGCTCAATTGTACCTTGAGTCGATGTTCCTCACTCATGACGTGATGCAAATCTACAACATTTTAGATGATTACGACGACGTGAAGGCATATAAGCTGTGCGCACAGCCTTCTCGGATTAACACAGACTGCAGTGATATGTCCGAGTTGTACCGTATCATGGGAACCAGCCTACCTGATATGGATTTGTCTCGATACACCGAGAGCGGTGTATTTAGAACTGGTGGCGCGCGTAAAAGCGAGCTAAAAACCATGCCAGCATGCAAATACTGGTAGGGGATCG